TATTCTCATACCAAAATCTGTACTGTCAATACTTACTGCATTAACAAACACTCTAGGGTCATAATTTATAATAGTTTCTACGTCTTTTGCTATTGCTGTCTTAACTTCTTCTGTAAATTGTTCAAAAATCATATCCCAGATAATTGTACCGAAATCAGGATTCATCAATTTCTCACCTTTACGAATATAAAAGTGATTTATAATATCTTGTTTAACAAGATCTAGATCATACAATTTGTAGCCTTTCTTAGGTTCGCTACTACTAAAACCTTTATATGTAAAGGCTGTAGATGTTTGATCTCCTACAGATACCTTGTTAACTGCTACTCGTTGATTGTTATATAACTTTGCCATCTTATGTTGACTCCTCCGGTGGTACATCTCTGTCTGTGTACTCAGGTGTTGTAAATTCAGGTATCAAGTTTTCGTGCTGTGCCCACGGCTCATGCATCGGAACTCTCTTCATTATAGAAGGTATTGTACCTTGTTGATATCTTTCTGCTGCCCACCCTGCTACTGTGCTAGTAACAATACTATTGTGTGTAATTAAATCGCTGATCACAAATGCAGCCACAGCTTCGTCAGCTATCCTTGCTTCAGGACCATTCATATGAATTTCTGGAGCAGTTTCAGTATGATTACCACCACTGTTGATATCTGTTGTTCCTCCAGCGGTAAAAGCGTTATTGCCTCCACTGTTTAAATCTAAATTACCAGATGTAGTTACAAGTGTATCTCCTGATACCTTTATCTCTAAATCATGAGGAATAACTACGCCATATCCAGTATGGAGTCTAGTACTACCTATTACACTAATATCTAAATCTCCGTCAGTTGCAATATCAGAAGCATTTTGATAATTTCTTGTTTCTATTCTACCGTTGGCGCCAATTAAAAGATTAAAATTAAATTTACTTTCAATTTGAATTCTTCCTGCTTCTATCTCTGCTTCGTCTTGTATTTTAGAAACAATATTTCCGTCATCGTCTTTTCTATGTAATGTAGTCGGTGACTGATATTCTGCTGTTGCTTTCATGTTGATATTTCTACCAGCTTCAATATTAATATCTCTATCTGCTTTTATGTTCAGATCATTTTCTGAGTGAATACTAATACTGTCTCCGGCAAATATATCAATCTTACCATTGCTTGTTAATTCTACCCAGGCTGTTCCTCTTGCATTACCGATGTAAATTAAATCTTCTGAATTGTGTAAAAGAATTTGATGTCCTGTTCGAGTACGTAATCTAGCATATTCATTATAAGGTATATCTGCTAAACCTTTTTCGCCTGCAAGAATATCTGCATAATCAACTCCGCCGAGTCCTGGAGATTTTTTTCTTAAGAATCTGTCATCACCGTCATCAAAAACAAGTTGTGTTCCTCCTAATCTACTAATAGGAACAGCACTAGGAGATTGAGATTCTACAGTACCTAATGTCATTCGTTTAGAACCATCACTGTAATCTAATGGTCCTGGAGTGCTAATACCAAAAACACTATTAGGAACTTGTCTACGTGCAGTAGTTGTAGTTGTTCCTCTTATATCATCTTCAAGTGTTCCTTGTTCTAAAAATCTTGCTGCAATTGGATGCACAGGTTTTTTAATTTGTTCTGGATCTTTTTCGGCTGCTTCTCTATTAAATCTTTTGTTTATTTCTCCTACAGGTAACGGCTGCTTAGTATCATAAACTTTTTTATCTGCATCTTCTAGATCAACTTGAGTGGTTCCACCAATAGCTGGAACCATATGATTAGCGAATGACGGAGGTAAACACGCAAACCAATATCCCATTGCAGGATCGCCGTTAACAAAAACACAAAGAACAGTAACACCAACATCTGGTGGAACAAACCACATTCCGTATGATTTCTGTGTATCGTTAAAATCTTTATTGTTATAGCCTAATCCTTCATACGGTGTGTAACCAAAGAAAGGTGAAGCATAGTTTACATTATAGGTTGTTTTTTCAGTTCCTACATCAGATCCTTGAGATCCTAACAATGTAACTGTAAGTCTACCCATAAAGGTACTATCTAAAACATCAACAACTGTGGCTAGATAGGTTCCTGAACCGAGACCTATCTTTGCGGTTTCACTATTTGGTATACGTCTTGCTGTTGCCATTAGGTTTCAAAAATCCTTCTAATTGTTCCATCTGGTAGTGTTTCGTCAACAAATGGTTTAGTTTTGTCAATATTAAAGTTTACTATTGTTCCATTTGACTGTCTACGTCTTAATTGTATTTCAGGCTCAGCAGGTTTTTGAGGTCCTTTCGGTCCGGCTTTTAGTAATGATTCTGGAATTCCAAGAGAACGTGCAAGATCTTTAAATGCATCTTCGAGAGTTGCTGTATCTTGTATAACTGGTGGAGTTTCAGCTACTGTTGTTTTTGGTTTTTCTTCACCGCTAAATTTAACTTGTAGAGCATCAGCTTTACTTTGTGCAAGGAATTTCTCATCATAGTCTAGTGTTTGTCCTTGCATTCTTACACATTTAAGAACCTGAGTAAACTTATTTGATGAAATCTTATGTTCGCATCGTACAACTCTATATATTCCACTAAACGGACTTTCTTTATCGTTCTTGAATTGCATTAATCCGTCAGTGCCTATGTCTTCTGGAGTTCTCCAACCGATATAGATATAAACATCCTGGTCTTCATAGTTTGCTGTTCCATCTTCAGTAATTTGTTCTCCAGATTTAGAAGAGAAATAATTGTTAAATCCATGATCGATCATATAATATGGATCGCCCATAATTTCTAGATCAACCATAATCAAATCTGCAGATGTTCCTTTAATAACTGCTTCGTGGAAAGACTGAGCAACTTTTTGTTTAACATCTTCATATCCAAATCCACCCTTCTTCATTTGCCATAACAAATTAGGATCTCTCTTAACTTTAGACTTAGGCAAATTACCAGCTGCTGCTTCTACAGTTGCACCTTCACCGGCGGTGGCTTTGTCAGCTTCTTTTGCGACTGTTCCTTGTTGGTTTTTCGTAACGTTTGTCTGTGATGCCCTTTCTGGACTAGGATTTGAACCTGCGTAAAAAAGATTGTTGAAATTAATTTTAAAATCTATAATATCTACATTTTGTCCTGTATAGATATACTCGTATTTCTTACAAATATTTTTTTGTAATTCTGGATAGCCAATTGGCGCTGCCTGAGGATTACTAAACACACTGTTATGAACTTTAAAGGGATAAATTCTAAAGGTATATTTTTTAGCAAAATCACCTATAACAGGATCGTAGTCTAAAAGTTTTACCTGCACACTTACTTTAAACCATTTAACAAAACCTTCAGGTGTTAAATTTTCAGGCTTACTAACTGCATCACTACAATATGTACTTCCTAAAATAACCTGTTGAATAACATCGGTTATAGATTGTCCTTGAGTAAAATAAAATTCTCTACTTTTAGGATCAATTGACATTTTTCCTCTATTAACTCTGCCTGTTTTTTCGTCACGAACATCTCCTTGTTTAGGGTTGATGTAGTTACCGCCATAAGTAGATGCAAAACCAAAACCTGCTTCTGAAATAGGATTTGATCCTACTTCTGTAGTAGTGGTTGCAGTTTGTCCTCCAACTGATCTGCCAGGTGGATCAGATGGATTAACTGTTGCAGTGCCTTGCTCTGTTCCTGCTTCTGGAGCAGGATCATCATATGATTCTGTAGGAAATACAACTTCGTAAATATCAGGCTTACTATATTTTCCTGCTTCTACGTTTCTTTTTTCATTATCATTTAAAACTTTAACTAAACTTTTTTCACTTTCTACTAATACTTCCTTAACAGTTCCTTTTCCGAAAGTTGCAGGCTTAATACTGAAATTACTCCATATAGTATTAACTGTATCAGAAAACGCCTGTTCACTAAAAGGATATGCTTCAACACTATATTTGCTGCCAGATTCGTCAACTTCAAATCCTACTTTTTTAAACTTGATACAAAAGTATTTAGGTTTAACAGAACTTATTTGACTTCCGTTTTCATGCCAACCTTTAATATCTAATTTTAACAAATAAGGTGCATCTAAATAGTTAAGATATCCTGCTTCAATCGCACCGACTTGAAGCGATTGTAACAGTAACCCCATACTGAAAGGTTCAAAAATAGTAAAATTAAAACTAGTAGCATTTGTAATTCCTGTCTTAGGATTGGCTGCAATTACCGACTGCATTGTAAAATCATCTATATAATATTCAGGTGAGCCACTTGCAGTTTGTGTTCGGTATGCATCTCCTCTACCGCCAGAAGAAAATATTACAGAACTTTTTAGTTTGACAAAATCTTGTTGTCCCATTGCTACTCTTCCTGTAGCAATAGTTTGTGAGCCGCTTGAAATAAAATCTAAACTATTTGTTCTATACGACGATGGGTTATTATATTGCTTAGGAGTAAGAACAACTAGTGAAAATAAATGATTAACAGTTGCAAAATTTTCCATTGGGTTTGCAACTAACCCAGGTAAATGATGTCCTGCTCTTGTATGCTTTGAAACAGAAACAGGAACAACATCTCCTACACCGTTACTAATATTGTTTACTGCTGATTCTTCTTTTTTTCCTGTTGTTTTTTCTGCTGTGCCTTTCGATACTGTTGTACCGGCAGGAAATTGCATAACCGGAGAACCATCTGGTTTTTTATTTAAAAATTGATCGAGTTGTTGTTCTGTTCCGAAGATACGAGTTTTTTGTCCGCGAATTTCAATATCTCTAAAACCCTGTGTTCTATCAATATTAAAGTTTACTAGCTGACCGTTGTCTTGTATCCTTCTTTCTACAAACTCAGAAATCATACTACACTCCTAGGAATTGCTGAAGATTAGATTTCTTAGGAATAAAAATCTTTGTTCCAACTTCAAAATCATAAATTGGATCTTTAATAACATCCATGTTTCTTTGTACAAACACCCACCATAGTGTTGCATCACCATAAATGTCATATGCTAATAAGTCTGGTCTATTCTCATATTGACCTTCAATGGTATACAAAAAATCATCTGGTTCTGAAGGAACCGGTCTGATGTTCAATAACTCAAGGTAAAGACCGTTCTGTGGTGTATAGGCATATGGAGATGTTCTTGAATAGGTTGCCATATTATAAGTATCCTTGGTTTGTTGGAGTTACCATTTTTCCGTTTGCAAAATTTTCTAAACTGAACTGTCTTAAATTTCTTCTGTTGTAAAGTGGTTGTACAGTAATACTAATATCGCTCTTAATAGGAACCCAAGTTGGTTTAGAAGCGTCCATTAAGTTACATTTGATGTAGTTAACATCGGTTGGAAAATCTACACTAAAAGATTTTACCACTACAGGAACATTATTAAACACGCCGCCACCGTAGCCACTTAATAAACATACTATCGGTGGATTACCTGCATTTTGTCCTGTACCAAAAAACATTTTAGTAACAGTTCTAAAAAATACTGTAGACGCCAACCAGTAATGAGCTTGAACTTCATCTTCTACTGGGAACGGTCCTGAAATACTAATTTCGTCAACTTGACTGTTCTTGTAAGCCTGGAAGGGATAATTATTATGTGTTGGATCGATTTGTGTGTAATTTGCTTTTGTTGCTAGGTTAACAGTTGGAAGAATAGGAAATACTACTCCTCCTGTTGATTCAAGTACTTGAAACAAACTACTACTAAAGACACTCCAGTCTTTCAAATTAATTCTTACACGCCAGTCGTCGGCAGGTGTTGGTTGAACAGGAATTCCCGATCCTGATTGTTTAAACATTTCACCACCGGCAGGGATATTAGCACCCCTTTTTAGACTGAGTAAATTGTTAAGGACCCCTGCAGTTTTTGAAATTTGACCAGCAATATTTTGAATGCCTGTTCCTAGGCTGCCCGCACTAAGTTTGCTTACTGCTGAACTTATGTCCGCTGCTGAATTAGCAACACCGGCTGCTACTGATGCAGCAGATTGTAGAGAATTAATTGTGTCGGCTGCATTTGAAAGTGCGCCGCCACCAACAGGACTTGATATGACATTACCCATTCCCGTAGCAACTTGGCCTGCGGCTGCTACAGAATTTAATGCTCCGTTAGCAAACTTGCCGTCAAAGCCTGCACCTTGTGCTGCTGCGGTAGCTTGGTTGAGTCCACTACCTATTTCGCCTGACAGTCGAGATATTTTTTGGTCTAACTGTTGTTTCTTAATATCATTGGCAACTGCATCGCCTACTGCTTTTGCTTCGGTGATGGCTGTTTGTATGCCTTGTGACACGTTTGTAACAAGTTTAGCCAAAGGATTTATGTTTAATGCCATTTTGGTAAAATTTCCTTATCTTTACTCTATTTATTCTGAGAATAATGTGCTATTATAATAAGTATACGGAGAAATTTCTTAATGACTATAAATCGAATAAAATATCTTACAAATAAAGACCTATTAGCTGAAATTCATAGAAGTAAAAGCAGTTTTTGCTCATTCGTAGATGCTGATTACCATCAATATGACGTTATTCTACCAAGTCTTGAAAAAATTAATATTAGAACCATTGCAGAAGCAAAACGCAACCGTGCTTCACGTTTATCAAAACTAGCACACGAAGAAGCAATGGAAGCGGCTGGTAAAAAATTGCCAGCTAAACAGTTTGACATTGATTACAGAAAAATGGAAAAAGTTGATCTAGTTTTTAGAATTATGACTTTTGACCATATACCAGAAGACCACGGAAGAAAGAAAACAAAAAAGACAGTCGCAGATCGCCATGTAAAAGTAAACTTTCCACCATTCCAACATTGGAAATTTGACGAAAAGGACAACTTGGTTTGTGTTGGCAAAAGCCATTGGGAAGGCGGAATGGAAAATGGACATTTTAATCCTAAAGCAGGACAAATGACCAACGATCTTGCTAGAATGTTTATGAAATTATGTGATCGTTATGCAACACGTGGCAATGTGAGAGGATACACTTACAATGACGAAATGAAAGGACAAGCAATACTGCAACTTGCTCAAATTGGTTTACAGTTTGATGAGTCTAAAAGCAACAATCCGTTTGCTTACTACACAGCAGCAGTTACTAATTCATTCGTGCGTATTATCAACATTGAAAAACGCAATCAAAATATTAGAGACGACATCCTCGAAATGAACGGAATGAATCCAAGTTGGACTAGACAAAACGAAGGTCGTGATAATGGTGATACTCAGCCTAGATCTGTTTCGAAACTTTCAGAAGACGATTAGACTTGACAAATTTTTAAATCAAGCCTATAATATAAGCAAGGAGATTTAATGCCGTTATTTAAAAAAGCAGCCTGCTTTACTGATATTCATTTCGGAATGAAGTCGGGTAGTAGACTACACAATATAGATTGTGAAGAATTTGTAAAATGGTTTTGCGAACAAGCAAAATCTGCTGGTGCTGAAACCTGTGTGTTTTTAGGAGACTGGCACCATAACCGTGCGACTACCGATGTCAGCACAATGAACTATACAGTTTCAAACTTAGAAAGACTCAACGAAACATTTGAAAAAACTTATTTCATGGTTGGTAACCACGATTTGTTTTACAAAGACAAACGTGAAATTAACTCCATTGAGTTTATGAGATTGTTTCCGAATATTATTCCTGTAACTAATCCATTCACTGAAGGCGAAGTAACTATGCTTCCCTGGTTAGTTGAAGAAGAATGGAAGACCGTTAAGAATATTAAAAGTAGATATGTGTTTGGACACTTTGAACTTCCGTATTTTAAAATGAATGCTATGGTAGAAATGCCAGATCATGGTGAACTACAGGCAGACCATTTTGTTAATCAAGAATATGTGTTCTCAGGACACTTCCATCAACGTCAAACAAAAGGCAATGTAACTTATATTGGTAATGCATTTCCGCACAACTACGCAGATGCATGGGATGATGAACGTGGCATGATGTTATTGGAATGGGGTGGAACACCTGAATACCGTACTTGGCCAGGACAACCAGTATATAGAACTTTTAGATTGAGTCAATTACTTGAAAAACCAGAACAGCATTTAAAAGAAAAAATGCATTGTCGAGTAACAATTGACATTCCAATCACGTTTGAAGAAGCAAACTTTATTAAAGAACAGTTTATTCCAGAGTACAAGTTACGTGAATTAATGTTAATTCCGGAAAAAGTAGAAGTAGATTCAAATATAGATCCAATTGATCTTTCATTCGAAAGTGTTGATACTATTGTAATGAATCAGATCGAACAGTTAGACAGCGAAACGTATGACAAGCGTATGCTGACGGAGATTTATCGAGACCTATGATCAAGATTAAAAATATAACAGTTAAAAACTTTATGAGTGTGGGTAATCAAACCCAAGCAATTGATTTTGATAAAGGAGAACTTACACTTGTTTTAGGTGAAAACCTAGATCTAGGCGGAGACGATAGTGGTTCTAGAAACGGCACTGGTAAAACTACTATCGTTAACGCACTGAGTTATGCAATCTATGGTAATGCACTAACAAATATTAAACGAGATAACCTTATCAATAAAATTAATGGTAAGGGAATGTTGGTTACTATTGACTTTGAAAAAGACGGAATTAATTATTCTATCCATAGAGGACGTAAACCTAATATTATGAAGTTTACAGTCAATGGAGAAGAAACAACTCCTATTGATCAAGATGAAAGTCAAGGTGACAGTAGAGAAACACAAAAGGCTATTGAAGATTTATTCGGTATGAGTCATGATATGTTCAAGCATATCCTTGCTTTGAATACCTACACTGAGCCTTTTCTTTCAATGAAAAGCAATGATCAACGTGCTATTATTGAACAGTTACTTGGTATTACAATGCTTTCTGAAAAAGCAGAAGCACTAAAAGAAAAAATGCGTGAAAACAGAGATGCAATTAACGCAGAAAATACAAGAATTGAAACTGTTAAGGCTTCTAACGAAAGAATACAACAAAATATCGAAAGTTTAGAACGTAAACAAAAACTTTGGGAAGATAATAAACAAACAACTATTATAGATCTCGAAAAAAGTATTCAATCATTAGAAAAAATTGATATCGAAGCTGAAATTGATGCTCATAAATGCTGGGAACGTTTTAATGATAAGAAGCGTAAGAAGGAAGAAGCAGAACGTTGGATTGCTTCTATCACTGCTGACAATCAAAAACAAGAAAAATTAATTTCTAAACTAAAAGCTGAACTAGAATCAATTGACAAACACGAGTGTTATGCTTGTGGCCAATCACTTCATGACTCTAAACAGGAAGAAATCAAGAAACAAAAAGAAGAATTGCTATACGAAGCAGCTTCACAGATTTTAACTAATCAAACACAAGAGCATGAACATTTAAATGTAATAAAAGAAATCGGAGAACTTGAAAGTTGTCCGCATACAGAATATGATTCTGTTGAAGAAGCATACAATCACAGAAGCACAGTTGAAAGTTTGCAGAAAGAACTAGATCAAAAACGCAAAGAAGACAATCCGTATCTAGAACAGATTGATGATTTAAAAGAAACTGCATTGCAAGAAGTTAGTTTTGACAAGTTAAATGAACTTACAAAGGTAAAAGATCATCAAGACTTCTTATATAAACTCCTTACAAACAAGGATTCGTTTGTACGTAAAAAGATCATTGAACAGAATCTAGCATATCTAAATCAACGTCTAACTTACTATCTTTCTAAGGTAGGATTACCACATATTGTTGAGTTTCAGAACGATTTAACAGTGGTTATTACACAACTAGGACAGGACTTAGACTTCGATAACCTCAGTAGAGGTGAACGAAATAGACTCATTTTAAGCCTAAGTTGGGCATTTAGAGATGTTTGGGAAAGTTTATATCACGGTATTAATTTACTGTTTATTGACGAACTTGTAGACAGCGGTATGGACAGTGCAGGTGTTGAATCTAGTATTGCAATACTTAAGAAAATGACACGTGAGAGACACAAAAATGTATTCTTAATTTCACATAGAGATGATCTTGCAAGTCGTGTTAACACTGTTCTTAAGGTTATTAAAGAAAATGGGTTTACATCTTACTCAAATGATGTAGAGATTGTACAATAATAAGTATGGCAACTGATTCTCATGATAAAATGATCGAAGCGTTCCAAAACTACTTCAAGTGGCAGGAGCGTTTTGAGTACAAAGGATCAGATGAAGCTGGTATTAAAGCTCGTTTCTGGTTATCTGAAATTAGAAACTTTGCAAGTGTACGAAGAAAAGAAATACAAGACAAACGATCACATCGAAAAGAATCCAGAAAAGGTATGGTCGGACGTCCATCGAAAATAAACAATAGTAATGGCACAGAAATCGAAGACTAAAGGAAAATCATTTGAACGTGAAGTTGCTAACTTCCTCAGCGACTTGTACGAAGAGTCGTTTATCCGGGTACCGGGTAGCGGCGCATACGTTGGCGGAGCCAACGCTTCGCGCAAGGACAGCTTGTCCGAAGGACAAGTTCGCGGAGCGAAAAGCGATATTATTCCGCCTGACGGTTGGAAATACTTTAACGTTGAATGTAAAAACTATGCCGACTTTCCATTCCATCATCTGTTATGGAATAAATCAATTCCGCTGCTAGACAGCTGGATTGAACAAACCCTAGAACCTGCTGATCCAGGTGATTGCAACCTACTCGTTATGAAGTTCAATCGCAAGGGTCGTTACATAGCGTTCGAAACCAGAATTGCCGATCGAATATCGCCGGCGAGAGTATATACAAATAGGCACGTTACATACAGGCACACCAAATCAAATACCGAATGGTTTATCACAGAATTTGACGACTTTTGGTCTCTCAACAAGGCAGCATTCAAAGAACTCTGCATCGGCGGCACTGAAATTTTCTCCTCGCAAGGCCAATAGGCAACTACACCGTTAATTAAGCCTGCACCGGCAACTGATATGGTGCCCAAAATCCGTGGTGATGTCGCACGGTAAGGAATTCTCTGGGTAACGGCGGAGTGGCAACAGCACTATCCTTGACAGGACGACGATCGGATATGCCTACATAGAACCGGTTTGCTGTGTAATAATAAAGTAATGAATAGGCTAAAAGAGTGGGTCATTCCCACAGGTTATGCTTGGAGATAGCATTTCAAGACATAACTGCCGTTGTACGTAAGATACTAAGACGGAATGAGTAGGTACCGGATAACCGCCTGCGCTAGGTTGTACAATATACAAAATATATTAGAATTTTGTGTAAAATATTGTAAATTATACAATCTTGTAGTTCTAATGCTATTGTGACTGTGCGAACTCAGATGATGTTCAAAATTCACACTTTGGCCCGGCAACGGGCTAATTGTGACCATACAATCTAGATGATGCTAAAATTGCTTCGCAATTGTTAGATGGAAAAAGGCGTTGAGCGTTAGCGAAAACGCAAGTGATCGTTAGATCACTTATTCCGAGTAAACGAAAATAAATAACATTATAAAAATTAATAGGATTGAAAATGCGTTTTAATGAGATATCTTCAAATCATAATCTAGACGAAGCACCTTCAGGAATGCTATCACGTCTAGGAACTAAGATGAAAACATTTGTTCCGGGTGCTACAGGTAGAAAAGCACAGGGAAAACTTGATGCTGGTGCAGAAGCCAACTGGCTTAAGAAGAAGTTTGACACATATCTCGGTAAAATTGGCAAAGAGCCTACTCCACAAGTAGTTATAAATTTCCTAAAACAAGAAAGATATCCCACAGGCGCAGCAGAACAAGAAATGACCAAGGTTACTACCGGTCAAAAAATGGGCGCCGCGGTCGGAACCGCAGCCGCTGGCGCGGCAAAAGGCGTTGCCGCAGTTGGCAAAGGTGTTGCTAAGGGCGTAGGTGCTGTGGCAAAAGGTGTTAGCAATGTTGCAAAAGGTGCTGTAGCAGGAGCTCAAGCAGGTGTAGCAGCGGCAAAAGCACAACAGCAACCCGCAGCAGATCCAAATGCGCAAGGTAATGCACAAGCACAGCAAAAACCTCAACCTGATGCGCAGAATACTGCAACAGATAATTCAAACATTGCTATCAAAGGTGCTAAAAATAAAAAAGTAGCACAACCAGCAAACAAACAAGTGGTAAATCAATCAATTGATTGGAGTGAAGCAACTTGGATTTTTGAAGATGCCAACGCAGTACTGTCCGGCGGACAACTAGATAGAATTTTTATGGCAGCAGTTCAACAGGGCATTGAACGTGATGAAGGTGGTGGCACTGATGACGGCACAGGTGTTGCACCAGATAATGCACAGCAAGGTGGATTCAAAGGTGCAGCTCAGGCAGCAGGCTCAGCAGTAGGTAGAGCATTTGCTGAACCAGGTGCAGCATTACCACCAGAACTTAGAAAACAACTTGAAGCACTGCCAGGTAGAGACAAACAACAACTATTGAAGATGCTATAACATGAGATTATCACAGATACAAAAAAGATATATTACAGAAGGATGGAATGATCCTGATATGCTATTGCTAGAACAAAAGGTAATTGATCCTTTTGTAAGCAACGTTGAACGTATTGTTCTAGAAGCAATGCTATCTCCAGATCAAATCAAACAGGTATTTACTAGTGTTGAACAAGGTGCAACTGCCGCAGGCGGAAATAGAACAGCAATAGGTAAAGGCACAGATGCTGTTAAGAATACAGCAGGTGCAATTAAAGCAGAAATTGACAAACTAGGTGCTGCAATTAAGAGTGCAGGTCCAGTTCAAAATATGGATGCCAAGTTTAAAGAATTAAAAGCAAAAATTGGCGAAAAGGATTCAAAAGTAGTAAGTGCCGTAAAAGTAGTCAGCGACTGGGCAAAAGCAAATCCAGGCAAAGCAAGTGTTGCGGTTGCAATTCTAACAGCAGCGGCCGCACTAGCAGGCGGACCACTAGGCGGTTTAGTAGGTGGTTTCCTTGGTCGTGCTACAAAAGATATTCTACAAGGCAAGGACCTTTCTACAGCAATTGGTAAGTCAGCAACAACAGGTGCAGTTGGTGCTCTTGCTGGTGGTGGTATTGAACTGATTGGTGATCTAGTTGATCCAGATGTTGCACAAACACTTATTGCCAGTGACGGACAGTCAATTGATGTAGGTGCGTTGGAAGGAATGAAAGCCACGAGCATTGAAAACCTTGCACCTGAAGCAGCAGAAGATCTACTTAAAACACAGAATGCACTAGAAACAGCACTTAAAAATGTTTCAGGTGAAGAACTAGAAGTATTCCAAGCAGAATTTGAAGAAATAAGTGCAAAAATTAATGATCTAGGCGGTAGAGATGCACTAGCAGATCACGCTGGCCTTGAAGGTTCGGATCTAGCAAGAGACACAACAACTACAACTGACGTTGGAGTTGACAAAACAGAATTACCAGGCGATGATGGTGATTACGGTGATCAAGATGCAGGCACGCCCGACGGTGGTGCTACAGATGCTTCAACGGTTGAAACGGTTAAAGCAGAACCTGTAAGTGCAGATCAACTTAAAAAAGCAGGAATTAACTTTGACACAGAACCAGATATTTCCCCAGAAGTAAAAGAGTGGGCAGAATCAAAAGGTATTGATTCTGACCAGTTGCAAAAGATGTTCCAGATGGAAAAAGGAATGGCTGATGCACAATTTATGGGGCAAAACATTTCAGCAAATACTTCAAGTGCTTCGGCCTGGACAGGTGACGCTCCTGAACTAGGATCAACAACACTACCAGATGGTGCAGAAATAAAAGTAGGCGATCAATTTAAATCAACAGTTAGCACAAGCGTGGGAGGCATCGAACCGCCAATTTCGTTTACAAGTTCAGTTACAGTTGAAGGTGTTGATGCTAATGGTGATCCGGTATTTGCAGTACAAGAAGTCACTACTCAACCAACTCACCCAGTATGGGATGCCATTGATAAAGCAAATCTATCAGACGAAGATACTGAAAAATTATTTCAGTTTATGAATGAATATACTGGAGTATCTGCTGATTCCAAAGCAGGTATTGATGTAGTGGTTGATACATTTAAACAGGACCTTGCTAAATCAATTGGTGCAGCAGCAACAGCAGTTGCGATGAGTGTAGCAATGCAAGATAAAAAGGTCGTTGGTGCTAGAGACGCACCTGCAAAAGCACAAGAATCAATAGACTATAAAGTAAAAAGACTTTCAGAAGGACAGATTTATATGCTGTTCAACAAAGTTGAAAAAGTAAACACACACATGTTAGAAAACAAACTG